GGCCTGGCCCTCGGCGGTGATCTCCCCGGCGGACACCGGCGGCCGGATGAGGTACCCCTCCGCCTTCCAGCCGAATCCTTTTTGCCCCTCCAGGACCGGCAGTATCTCCTGGGTCAGCCTTTGGTCCTTGCGGTCCTGCAACTCCCGGATCGTCTGCCTGTGGGCGGCCCGCAAGTCATTGGGGAAAAGGATAAAGCTGTCCTTCATATCCCATTCCAGCAGGATGGCATCCACCATATAGTCCCGCCACTCCCGGGCCACCTCAAGGGGGCTTGGCGGCATGTCCCGGTAGCGGCGCCTTTCCGGGTCATACCGGTTTTCTGCCGGCCATCTGCCCTGCTGCTCCTGTATGTATCGGGCCGCCCGGCGCCAGGTGGTCTGATGCAGGATCGCTTTCAGGGCCTGCCCTCTGTCCCGGTCAAGACCCATGGCCGACATCTGCGCCAGCATCTCTGGGGTGACCCGCTGGAAATCCCGGGCGGTCTTGTACAACTCATAATCCTTTGTGGCGGGGTCGATTTTCATGAGCATCCGTATCTCATCCATGGGCATGCCGTCCATGGCCTCCCGGATGTTCCGGGCTCCGGCGATGCTGGCCGTGTTGCGGTAGTTGATATAGTCCCGGGCCAGGTTCCACAGGCCATGCTTGGCCAAGTGCTCGATGCCCAGGTCACCCCGGGTGCGCTCCACGAATCCCTGGAGGGCCAGCGGCCCGCACTGTTTGGCCAGTTCCGCCATGGGGACGTATCTCCATGCCGTTTCGGCAAACAGCTTTTTGAGGTTTTTCGGGTAGACCATCGCCGTCGATATCTGATCCTGCACTCCCCTGCACCAGCGTGTTTCTCCCGAACTCTCAAACTCCTTCCACTCAAAATATTTGACATACCGCCCCAAGGCAAGATCGTAAAAGCGGCGCTCCCATTCCTGCCACTCTATCTTGCAGATGCTGTCCTCCTGGCAGTTTCCGCCCTCCACGACAAAACGGGCCGTGAATACCCGGAGGCAGAAGCCTGCCCTGGTCGGCTGGAGGTAGGCCGCATGCTTTCTTTTTATGTATCCGTTGGTTTGCGCCAGGCTGTTTTTCGAGATACAGGTGGCGTCGATGTGGCAGCTGGGGCAGCGTCCCGGCTTGCTGTTCCTGGGGTCCCGGATGGTCACCGTTTTCCCGCACCGGGTACAGAAGGCGGTAGTCTTCCGCTTTCCCTTGCGGTAGTGATAGATGAGATAGTGGGCGTCCCGGAACACCTCCCGGACGAGCCAGCGCCCGAAGTCCTTGGGGGGCTCCCGTATCTCCATCATCTCGTTGTCGATCTCCCGGCGGATGCGTTGGAACTCCACCGGCTTGCCGGACAGGCAGGCCAGCCGCGCCGCCTCCTGGCAGGAGAGGTTGAGGGAATACTCCCACACCCCGGGGAGGAACTGGTTCTTCCGCCGGGGGTAGATGGCGCAGGTGTTGCAGAGGGAGCCGGGACCCAGCACCCGGTAGATGTGGCAGCCGCCGTCCTCGTCCTGGAAGCCGCACCGGCCGTCGGGGCCCAGGGCCATGGTGGCGTAGCTGTTGGGGGTGGTGGCGTCCTTTTTGTTGCGGCGCAGGAACCGGGCGCAAAGGGCCTGGAAGTCCGGGTCCTGCACCGCCTTGTACCGGAGGTAATGCTCCTTGTCCACCGTCACCAGCCAGCTGTGGCAGCAGTTGTCGGTGCAGGCGGGGCCGATGCAGCCAAAGGCGGGGTAAAAATCGGGCTGGACGATGTCGATCTCTTTTATCTTAGCCATGGGGGGATGGGCTCACTCCTTCTGCTGGTATTGGGTACAGCCTATTCTACCATCCGCCCGGGCCTTTGTAAAGGTCATCCCGCCGGGCGGATGGCGAAGTAGCGGTAGACCACGTTCTTCTCGTTGAGGCAGATCTTGGACAGGCCGGTGAGGGGGTTGCTCTGGGCCTGGCGGGCGGTGAAGCCGGTGGCGGTGAGGGCAAGGCCGGTGCTGCCCTGGCCGTCCGCCCCGATGGCGAACCGGAGCACCGGGTTCTGGTTGACGGTGTCCAGCTCCAGGGGACCGTGCTCCTGGGCCTGGAGGAGGAGCAGGGCGGGGCGGAAGCCCAGGGTGATGGCCCGGGTGGCGGCGCCGTCCCCGGTGTAGCTGCCGGAGACGAAGGGCTGGGCGATCCAGGCGCTCTGGTTGCCGGACAGGTGCAGGCCGGTGTTCTGGACATGGCCCTGGAGGGCGCTGTCCACCTTCTGGTTGTCGCTGTTGAAGTCCGCCATCTTCGGCTTGTCCCCGGCGGACCAGTGGTTCAGGCTCAAAAAGCTGGTCTTTGCGCTGCTGGGCATGGTGATATCACTCCTTTTTTATAAGTTCTCCGCCCGGTCCCGCTGCTGCCAGGTGAGGTCGGCGGCGTCAAAGGCGGACCAGGTGCCGGCGGCGGCCTCCCACTGGGTCCAGTCGGGGCCGCCGAACTCGAACACCACCTCCAGGTGGGCGGGGAGCAGCTGGCGGGCCCGGTCCATGCACTGGTAGATGGAATCGTATTCCTCCCCGAACTCCTCCACCGTCACCAGCAGCCGGCGGTGAGGGTAGTCCTCCTCCACCCTGCCCCGGATGCCCGCCGCCAGCAGCAGCCGCTCCACGCCGCCGGGGCCCCGCAGCTGCTCCCCCAGGCTGAGGAGGTCCAGCACCGTCTGCCGCCGCTGTTCCTCGGTGGCCCGGGGGCGGAGGGGCAGCCCCAGCACCTCCTCCCACTGGGACAGCCGCTCCAGGGTGCAGTCCAGGGGCCACCACCCCCCGGCGATGCTGTCGATGAGTTCCAGATACACCTGGATGGCGTACTGGTAGCTGCGCATCTCCCCCCGGACCAGGGTCGCCCCGTCCAGGTTGTAGAAGCCCAGGGCGGTCATGTCCCGGTACATCCGGCTTTTGGGCAGGTCCAGAATGGGATTGTAGCTCATACCCTTCCCTCCATCTCGGTGATGGTCACCGCCCCCGCTGTCAGCAGCCGGTCCTCCAGGGGGTAGGTGTCGCCGGCGGGGAGGCTGACGTGGCAGTTGTAGACCCCGGGGCAGGCCATCACCGCCCGGTCCAGCCGGGCCAGCAGCAGCGGCCCCCCGATGTCCAGGCCGTTCACCTCCGCCAGGACGGCGGCCCGGCAATCCGCCGCCACCGTGTCAAAGCCCCAGCCCTCCGCCGCCGCCAGCGCCAGTTCCAGGTTCACCGGGGTGGTCTGGACCTGGCGCACCACCAGGTCCACCCCCAGGTCCCGCTGCCCCTGGAACAGCTGGTCCAGGGCGGCCAGCTGGCTCTGGCCCAGGGGGCCGGCGCTGCCGTGGACCAGCAGGTCCACCGTGCCGCCCCCCCGCAGGGCGGGGAGCACCTTGGCCTTGCCCACCCCGCTTTGGGCCAGGGCCAGGGCCCGGTACCAGCCGGGGCTGGTCCCCACCGCCGGGGCCCGGCAGCTGTCCAGCAGACGGCTGCGCAGTTCCCCGTCGCTCTCCGGGTCGGTGCCCCCCTGGCAGGCGGTGACGTGGGTCAGCTGGGTGACGCCGGGGGGCGGGGTGACCATGACGGTGATGCTGCCGGTCTTGAGGTTGTACCGGCTCCCCGGCTCCGCCGCCTCCACCGTGGCGATGACGCTGGTAAGGGCGCCCGCCAGGACGCAGTCCCGGACGGTGACGAACCGCAGCGGCTCCGCCCCGGCGCTCTGCACCACCGTCCCCGCCGGGATGTGGATGTCGTACCCCGCCGGGGTGGACCGCCGGAAGCTCACCACCCCGGTGGCCTTGGCCCCCGGCTTGCGGGCCAGCCCCCGCATGGCGGCGTGGCGCTCCAGCCATTCCCCGGTGGCGGTGCCGGGGAAGGCCTGGCGGGAGGCCTCCTCCGCCCGCTGGCAGCATTCATCCAGCTGGGCCGCCAGCACCTGCATCCGTATCATCACGTCGGACGCCTTGTCCGGGGTGCACTTGGTCTGGTTCTTGTAGTAGCTGAGCATCCGCTCCAGCAGCTGGTCGTAGTAACTCACCGTTTTATCCCTCCCATTCCGTTTCCAGCGCCTGGCCCCGCCAGAGGAACCGGCAGGACACCGCCGCCCGGTCCGCCGCCGGGTCGTACCGGCAGCTGACCTCCTCCAGCCGCACCCCCGTCAGGGGGGCCAGCGCCTCCTCGATGGCCTCCCGGGCGAACCGCTCCATCACGGCGGCCTCCCCCCGGGGCATGGCGTAAAGGCGGCTGCCCAGTTCCGGGTCCAGCCGGAAGCTGCCCCGGCGGACCGTCAGGCGCAGCCGGACGCGCTGGGCCATCTCCTCCGCCCCGGTCACCGGCACCGGCCAGCCCTGGGGGGTCTGTGCCTGGTCCCGGCCCTCCAGGTCCAACAGCAGGTCCATCTATCCTTCCTCCTTTCCGCCGGGGGCCGGGAACAGCTGGCCGTTGATGACCACCGCCCCGTCCCGGCGCAGCAGGATGGAACTTCCCCCCGGCCCGGTGATCTCCACCTCCCCCGGGGCCAGGCCCCGGCTCTCCGCCGCCGCACCGGCGCAAAGGTCCCCGTCCCCGGTGTGGAGCAGCAGCAGCTGCTGCCCCTCCCGGGGGCACCAGCGGTACCCGCCGGGGGCGATCACCGGCCGGTGCCGGTACTCCTGGTCCGCCACCGCCCCCCAGCCCTCCTCCTCCAGGGAGTAGGACACCTGGGCCAGGGAGGCGGCGGCCTCCTCCCGCTTCTGGAAAATTTTGTCCAATGTCATGATATCCCTCCTTCTTCCACTCTACGAAAGCCCGGTGGGGGTCAGGGTCAGGGTGGTGTACTCCCCCCGGGGGGAGCGGTCCCAGCGGACCCGCCACACCGTCATGCTCCCCTGGTCCCCCAGGCCGGTGTCCAGCCGGACACAGTCCCCGGGCCACAGGTCCCCCCAGCCGGGGAGAACCACCTGGGCGGCGTGGGCCCCCCGCTGGGCCTCCCGGAACTGCTGGTAGCCGTCGGAGAGGGGGGCGGTGGCGAACTCCGCCGCCGGGATGAGGTACCGGCGGCGGCGCACCTCCCAGGGGTTGCCGAAGGGGTTCTCCACCCGGCGGCTGTAGTTGCCCTGCCGGTCCCGGAGCAGCAGCTCCGACACCACCGACGCCCGGCGAAGGGTGTCCTCCGCCGAAAGGTACCGCAGCCCGCCGCTGCCGGGGCGGTTGCTGATGGTGGCCGCCGGCTGCCGGGAGGGCTCCTCCACCGTCACCCGGTCCCCCTCCCCCACCACCGGGGGGCGGGCGTAGGCCCGGACGCAGAAGGCGGAGAACACCTCCCAGACGCTGCGGCCCTTGGGGACGGTGAACAGCCCCAGTTCCACCTCCCGGGGGACCGACAGCCGGGAGAAGCCCCAGGGGCCCAGGCAGTCCCGGAACAGCTGGCTGGTGGTGATGCTGTAGTAGGTCTGGGGCAGGGCCTCGTTGTCCAGCAGCAGGCCCCCCCGGCTCCGGGCCTGGATGGTGAGGGTCCGGCCGTCCTGGTCCTCCCGGGCGGTCTGCTGGTCGCAAAGGCCGTCGAACAGCACCCTGCCCCCCCGAAGCAGCTGGATGGCCACCGCCGCCCCGGGGAGGTTCCCCTGCTCCAGGGGGAAGGTGACGGCCAGGCTCTGGGCGGGGCTTTCCAAAGCGCGGGTGACGCTTGCGGTCAGGGGGCCGGAGAGGGTGTACCGGTCCCCGCCGGGATAGGTGAGACGGATGCTGACAGCTTCCATGTATACAACTCCTTAATCAGTTGGTTCCCAGCTGGCGCCGGGGCGCTCCACGAACCGGAAGGCGTAGCGGATGATCTGGCCGTCCCCCTGGCCCAGCCAGCGGAGGCTGGCAAAGTGGGCGGTGACGGCGGGGTGGCCGGGGAGGGTGAGCCTGCCGGGGGTCTGCTGGAAGAAGAGTTCCTCCAGCTGGCGGTACTGATTTTTGGCCTGGGGGCCGAAGAAGGCCCCCTCCCCGTCGATGACCCGCTCCTGGACCCCCAGTTCCTGGATCACCGGCCCGTAGCCGGGGCAGTGGGCGACGCCCAGGCGGTTTTTTACCGTGATCTCCAGCTTCTCCGGGTCATGGGGGAAGGAGAAGGTTTTGTAGCGCATCTAGGATCCCGTCCTTTCTTTGTCATTCCCGCCGCCCCGGCTACAGCACCTCTTCCCCGAAGCCGGTGGCGTTGGGGGCCATCCTCCGCTGGAGCCGCAGCAGTTCCGACAGTTCCCGGGCCGGGTCGGCCGGCGGGGCGGTGAGGGGTATCTCCTCCACCCGGGAGGAAAAGGCCGGCTGCCGGTGCTCCCGCCGGTCCGGCAGGGGGGCGGGCAGCTTGTCCCCGCTCCCCGGGGGGAGGGAAGGGGCCTTTCCCCCCGCCCCGCTTTTGGCCGGGGCCTTGGGCGGGGCGGGGGCTTTTTTAGGGACCCCCCGGGCCGAGGCGGCGGGGGGCTCCTTGGTCAGCCGGGGGGCGGGGGCTGCGGTTTTTGGTGTTTTCCCTCCCGATCTAGGGGCTGTGGTGGTGCTGGACTTTGAGGGTTTGCTCTCCAGCTTGGGGGCGGTCGCGCCGCTGGATCTGGGGGCTTTGCTCTCCAGCTTGGGGGCGGTCACGCTGCTGGACTTTGGGGCTTTGCTCTCCAACCTGGGGGCGGGCTTTTTCTCCGCCGGGGGACGGCGCTTTTTCCGCTTTTTGGCGGTCATACCGCCACCTCCACCCGGCGGCTGGCCACGATGGTCACCGTCTCGAAGAGCAGGTCACCGGCGGAGGCGGCTTCGCTGATCTCCGACCACTGGCAGCCGGAGTAGATGACCCGGCGGTCCGGCTTGGCCACCACCACGTTGAAGTCGCTGAGGCTGTAAAAATCCACCTTGTCCCGGAGGGCCGTCCCGGTGACGTGGACCCGGGTCAGCTCCAGCAGGTGCTTCACCCGGCCGTCCACCGCCCCCACGGGCTCCTTGCTGCCGAAGGCCTCCACGTAGCGGCTCTCCTTGGTGGTGCGGGCTTTGTAGCTTTGGGCCACCGCCAGCCGCTGGCCGTTGACCTCGATGGCGATGTCGCTGCCGGTGGGAAAGGTTATGGTCGCCATGTTTCATTCCTCCTTAAAGCTGTATCTGGGCCTGGATGTGGATCTGGTTGATGAGATAGGCGGCGGTGAAGGAGACCTGGGCGATGCACACCTCCGGGTCATCGGGCTGGCAGTAGACCCGGGGGGCGCCGTAGCCGGTGATGATGCCCCGGTCCAAAAAGTCCCCCAGCAGCACCGTCAGCTGGCTGGCCACCGCCGAAAGGGTCTGGGCGCTGTTCTTGGCCCCCCGGAGGAAGGCCGCCAGGCTGCGGCGCAGCGCCTTCATCACGTAGTCGATGATGAGGATGGAGTTGACGGGGCAAAGGGAGCGGTCGGGGCTGCCCCCGATGGTGGTGCAGGTGGTGAGGACCCGCACCGCCTCCGCCCCGGTGCCGGACTGGACCAGGGGGGTGACCCCCGCCCCCAGGAGGGTCTCCACCTGGGCGTAGCTGGCCCCGGTGACCCTGCCGATGCCGGGAAGGGGCCAGCCGGTGAGGGAGACGCTGGGGTCCTCCAGCACCGCCACCGCCGCGCAGAGGGCCAGGGCGCCGAAGAAGGGGCTCCCCTCCTCCTTCCCCGCCGGGATGGCGGTGCCGTAGCTGACCACCACCCGGGGGCAGTCGATGGCCTTGGCCAGGGTGGCGGCGGCGGTGTGGTTGCCCAGCGCCCCGCCAAAGACCAGCATCTCCTGCTGTTCCTCCGACCGGGCCAGGGCGAAGCTCTTGGCCGCCTCCAGCACCTCCTGGGTGGCGTTCTGGATCACCGCCAGGTCCAGCGTCCCGGCGGCGGCCAGGGCCTCCAGGGCGGCGGCGTGCTGCTCCGGGCCGGTCTCCTCCCCCAGGGAATAGACGGTGAACTGCTGGAGCCCCGCCCCGAACAGCAGCTCCGCCACCTGGGCCAGGGGGGTGCCGCCGTCGATGGTGTCCCCCCGCTGGACGGTGACCGGCTGCTCCCCGGTCAGGCCCAGCTGGGCGATGACCCCCACCGCCAGGGCCTCCCGGGCGCCGGTGTAGCCGGGGGTGATGGTGTAGCTGGACCACACCCCAGGACGGTATTTGCCGATGCTCATGATGTCTCCTCCTTTTTGATGATGATATCCCGGACCGGCTGGCCCTTTTCTTCCCGGGCCAGCAGCCCCCGCAGCGTCCCTTTGCAGACCAGCCGGAAGGCGCCGGCCTCCCGGTCGAAGGCCAGGGGGCCGCAGGACAGTTCCCGGACCCAGGGCCGCCCCTCCTCCAGCAGCAGCGCCTGGCAAAGCTGGCCAAAGAGCCGGTGGCAGGCGTCGCCGTCCTGGCGGTGCAGTATCTCCGCCCGGACCACCAGTTCCAGTTCCCGCCCCAGGCCGCCCCCCGGCGCCCCTTCCCCCAGGTAGGGGGCGAAGGGGCCGCCGGGGGCGGTGAGTTTCTCCACCCCCAGCCAGACCACCGGCCGGTCGGGGGGCAGCCGCCGCTGCTGGTAGGGGTAGTCGCAGGTGACCACCGCCGGGGACAGGGCGGGCTCTAACTGCTTTTTAAGCCCTTCCAGGAGGGCGCCGATCCCGCTGGCTGCCTTTTCCTTTGGTTCGCTTGCGGGTAACGGACAGTTCTCCAGCCCCTCCAACAGGGTGGTGACGGCGCTCATGGCCCCACCCCCGGGCCCCCGGCCCGGCGGAAGCAGAACCCCGCCGGGCGCAGCCAGGGGGCCGCCACCCGCCGGTAGTCCTCCTCCAGGGCCCGGGCGGCGTCACGGGCCCCGGCGGGGCCGCTTTTGGGGTCCCCGATGGCCACCGTGGCCCCCCGGGCCAGGCACCGCAGCACGAAGCGGTGGGCGGCCAGGGCGGCGGCGTAACCGGCCAGGGCCTCCTCCCCGCCGGGGGCGCTGTTGCGCTCCCCCTCCACCCGGGCCAGGGCGGCGGCGCACTGGTCCCGCTCCGCCTCCGCCTCCGCCGCCGTCAGGCCGCAAAGGGCCTCCAGCCGCCGGACGATGTCATCCAGTTCCATGGCTCTCCCTCCTTCTCTCTCGGTCCACCGGCGGTCAGTCCCCCTTGCGCAGGGTGAGCACCTGCACCGCCTGGGGGAACAGCCGGGCAAAGCCGGCGATGGAGGTGATGGAGGCCCGCTCCAGCTGGCAGTCGATGAGCTTGTCGTAGTCCACCGACACCTCCTGGGCCACCGCCATCTCCAGGGCGCAGCCGCTGTCCAGGGCGATGACGGTGCCGGCGGGGACGGCGGAACTCTTCAGGAGGGTGGCCCCCAGGGGGGTGCCCAGCTTGCCGGTGGCCTGGAAGTTGAGGCCGGCGGAGGGGCTGGACATCTCCGGCAGGTCCAGGATGGCGGCGGCCATGTCCGGGGCGGCCAGGAGGGTATCCATCCGGTAGCCGTCGAACCGCTGCCACAGGGCCACCAGGTCGGTGTAGGCCAGGGCGGCGCCGGCGGTCTCGGCGCTGGCGCTGGCGGCGGCGCTGCCGTCACCCAGCAGCAGCACCTCCACGGCGTCCTCCAGCTGGCTGCGGGCGATGCGGCTGCCGATCTGGCGCAGGGCCACGGTGAACAGGTCCAGCCGCTGGAACCGCAGGGCCTCGTAGGAGGCGCAGAGCATCCGGCCCCGCTTTTTGAGCCGCACCAGGCCCTCCTTCAGCTTCAGGTCGGTGCGGGGGATGACGGCCCCCTCCGCCACCTCCATGGGGTCCAGGGCCTGCCCGGCCTCCTCCAGGGAGATGGTGCGGTAGTCCATGGAATCGATGGCGGTGCGGCTGGCCAGGATGGCGGAGAGGATCTTCTCCTGCTCCATCCCCTGGCGCACCGCCCGGCTGACGTACTCCGGGAAGAGGGCGGCGCTGTCCGAGGTGGCGAAGAACTTCTGGACCGGGCTGCTGCGGGCGCCCCCCACCCGGATATCGAACCGCTTCAGCTGCCGCTGGTAGGCGTCCAGCCCCTCCAGGGGGGTGCCCCGGTAGGCGGGGGAGGGGTCCAGTTCCTCCAGCCGGGCGGTGAAGCCCTCCCCGGTCTTGTACATGGCTTTGTCCAGTTTGATGGTCTGATAGTTCATTTGGCGCTCCTTTCTTCTGTCCGGTTCAAAGCAGCACGATCTCGGCGGTGGCTTCGGCAAGGGCGGTGACGATGGCGGGCCGGCCGCCGGTGGCAGCAGCCGCCAGCTTGCCGCCGGCCATCTCCACCATGCGGGTGCCCAGGGCAAGGCCGTCGGCGGCGGGGATGGTCATGTGGCCGGTGACCTGGACCAGGGCCAGGTCGCCCTCCCGGGCGGCGCAGACACCGGCGAAGCCGCCGTCGGCGCAGTCGGAGGCGGTGTTGTCCGCCGTCACCTCCACCGGGCTGCCGGGGGTGCAGCTTTCCCCGGCGGCCATGGTGACGTACTTTTCGTGGAATCCCTTGAGACTTACGCTCATCCTGTTGTTCCTCCTTCTCTTTTTCAGTTCCTACACCTTGAACGGGTCGTTGCGGCTGGTCTCTCCCTCCTCTCTTTGGGACGGGGCGGTCTGGGGGAGGGGGAGGCGGCGGGCGGCCCGGCGGCGGTGCTCCGCTGTCCACTCCTCCAGCTGGGCGGCGTCCAGGGGGCGGAGGGCCTTTTCCAGCAGTTCCCGGGAGAGCCCCGGGCAGCTGAGACGCCCCAGCCGCACCGCCTCGGCCACCGCCTTCTCCCGCCAGGCCCGGCCCTCCTCCGCCGCTTTCTCCAGTTCCCCGGCCCACCGGGCCAGTTCCGCCGCCTCCCCGGGGGCCAGGGTGAGGCTGTCCCCCCGGGCCATGGCCTTCTCCAGGGCGGTGAGGGGGGCGGTCATCCGTCCCTTCACCACCCCCGCCCGGGGCTGGGCGGGCACCGCCACGAAGCTCCACTCGTAGGCGTCGGCAGGGTCGTCCAGGACGGTGTGGCACAGCTTGCCCTCGTACCGCTCCCCGGGGCGGTGGCGGCAGGGGTCCTTCCGCCGGTCCGCCCCGCAGACGCTGCACGTGGCGCTGGCCATGGCGCAGCCCACGCTCACCTCCTTTTTGATGCCGCCGTCGATCTCCCGGATCAGCTGGCTGGTGGCCTCCCCCCGGAGCATATAGGCGTCGGCCCGGAGGGCGTGGTAGGGCTCCCCGGCGGCGGTAAGACGGCTGTCGTCCCGCTCCACCCGGCAGCGGTAGAGGCGGGCGGTCTGGTTGCGGCCCTTGGGGTCGTGGTCGAAGATGCCGGTCTTGCCCACGAACAGCGCCGCCAGCCGCTCCAGGGCGGGGACAGAGAACCGCTCCCCGTCCCGGTCCACCTCGTTGTCGCAGAGCACCACCGGGAAGACGTACACCTCCTCCGCCCCCAGGGGACGGCGGGTGTACCGGCCGATGAGCTCCAGGTCCTCCGGGCCGGGGACGCCGGTGAGGGTCTCATTTTGGTCTGCCATGTCATTCTCTCCTTTCTGTCAGCTGCTGTTCGATCAGCGCCGCCTGGGCGTTGGTGAGACGGGCCTGGGCCTGCTCGGTCTCGTCCTGGAGGCTGATGCTCTGCCAGTCCACCGCCACGGCGCCGGGGAGGCCCCGGAGGTCCAGGGCCATCCGGCAGACACGCTCCGCCACCGGGGTAAGGATGTTGCGGTAGCTTTCCAGTTCGGTGGTGAGGATATCCGCCTGCTGGCGGCTCATCCGCTCGGTGGTGCTCCAGCTGAGGCCCAGCAGGAAGGGGGGCAGGCCGGTCTTGGCCACGATCTGCTCCAGTATCTGGCGCACCGGCACCTGGGTGTCGATGAACTGGTTGTCCGCCCCGATGACCTTGATCTCCACGTCACCCACGGCGACGAAGTCCCGCACCTCCCCCCGGGCGGTGGCCTCCATGGCCCCGGACCACTCCCGGGCGATGGTGTCCGCCACCTGGCGGGCGTCGCTGCCGGGGCCGGCCTTGGCGGTGACGGCGTACCGCAGCGCCCCGATGCGCTGGAAGTTCTGCCCCACCGCCTGGTAGATCTGCATCAGCACCCCGGAGAGGAAGGGCAGCCCCCGGAGCAGTGACCGCCCCGTCACCTCCCCCGGCGCCGGGTCCAGGGCGGAAAAGAACACCAGCTCCGGGTAGGGCAGCGGCGCCGGCCCTCCTGGCCGGGCCA